GGAAAACAGCGATTTAATGATTGAGCCGTTCAATGTAGCATTTCGTGATATCGCCGCAGCAATGACAAATGATCATGGCGAGCAACCCTTAGTCCTCAATATAAATTTAGACGACGTACCTTTATGAGGCTAATATGCCAAGTATCAAGCTAAAGATTAATATCGGCTTTAATGCCTATGTTGCGGGCTCTACCGTAGATGTGCCAGCCGATGAGCATGGAACGCCGCTTAATAGGTTTTGGCGAGACCGCTTAGCCGATGCCGAAGCAGAGCGAGAACGAGACCCCTCATGCAAAGGATGCGTTACCATCGATCAACCCGCTAAGCCTAAAAAAGAACCTAAGCCAGAATCAATATCCGCAGAAAAGGTGACACACAATGACTGAAGTAAGCTTTCCAACTAATACCGTCACCCTTTCGGGCGCACAGGTTACGGTAGCGCTTCAAGCCCAGAAAATTCTAGTGGTTAGTCAGATGTCTGCTGCTGGCACAGCGGTTGACGGGGCCTTAAACGAGAATATCCAAACCAATGCCAACGATTTAGCCGGGATAACGTCCATGGGTGCCGCTGTGGTTCGTGCGGTTCGTGCGGTTAATCCTGATACACAAGTCGATGCTATTTTTGTTGATGATAACGGTAGCGGTGCGGCTGCAACAGGTGCCCAGGTTGTCGCAGGCACGGCAACAGAGGCAGGGGAATTACTGTTTACCTTTGGTTCAGCGAGAAATAATACGGTTTCTGTTGCGGTAGCTGATACCGACACAGCCTCAGTAGTTGGCGATACGCTTGTGGCTGCGATGGTGGCCAACGGTATAATGCCGGTAACGGGTATTAATACAGCAGGCTCTGTAGCACTCACTGCAGTCAACGACGGAACAGAGGGTAATAGCATACCTGTTTCCGTGTCTGGCTCTGTGGCTGGCCTTACAGTAACGCTAAATGCTATGTCAGGTGGCGCAACAGATCCGACCTTAACCGGCGTGTTTGATGTTATCAACGACACTCGATATCAAACCATTTTATGGAGCTGGTCTAATTCGCTGACCGAATTAACAAATTTTGTGGATGGTCGATTTAATACCACTGACGATGTCTTAGACGGCATGGGCCACGTTGCGAAAGTCGATACCCTGTCTAACCATTTATCCGCAGTTGGCGCATTAAACAGCTTTTTAAATTACACCGTTGCCAAGCTCGAAATATCAACCGCTACATTGAAAGGCAACGACCTGGGGGAATTACCCTGGGTTATCTCTGCTTATGTCGGTGCATTACGCGCGCGTAAACTGACTGAAGGCTCTGCTATAGCTTCATTGAATGTCGGCGTTCAAGGGGCTGATAGTATCGGCGGCCCTGCGTTAGCATCTCGACCCCTGGCCAACACACCTATTACACCCTTAATCCCCAGTAGCGCTTCATTAGGCTGGACTAAGCTAGATATCAGTTCGTTGGAAGCCGTTGGCGCCTCAATCATGGGCAATAACAGCGCAGGCAACACCGTTATCTTGGGTCAGCAGTTGCTTACTAGAACCACGGACGCAGGCGGCAACCCGGACGATTCCTTTAAATTCGTTAACTTTTTTGATACCAGCACAGGTGTGCGTGAGTACTACGATGCTAATTTACGGTCACGTTACGCGCAAACCCGCTTAACGGATGGTAGCCCGGTAGAAACGCGGCCTATGGTGAACGAACGCATATTCAAGGCAACATTAACGGAATATTACACTGACTTGGCAGGCTCTGATTTCGCATTAACTCGCAGCGGTGAAACGGCGCTACAGTTTTTCAACACCAATGTTACCGCCAGCGCAGACCTACAAACCGGTACTATGACGTGGACAGCAAAAGTTCCTATCACTACTCAGTTACGGATTATGAACGGTAGCATTGAAATTGCCTTTGATATTATTGAAATCAGCGACACACTAACCTTTTAAGAGGCGTTAATTATGTCCATTAACAACCCCGAAGTTATTATTAATGGCGATCCTATAGCCATTGTACCCAATAGCTTCAAATACGATGAGGGCATACCCGTAGGCGAGGTTAGGGCGGCTGTTATTGGCGCGACCATTATCCAAGATTTCTCGGAAGACGTAGAAACCGCCTTTAGTACCCTGTCATTCACCGTTTATCCGGGTGTCGATAGAATCAACCGATTCCGGGCTATTGCCAACAACAGGAATAACAATGTTATTTCGATGACAGCTATTGAGACGGTAAGCGGCGTTGAGAAAGAGCTACGGCGCACGTTTAAAAACGCATCATTGGTGACTAAGCCCGAAATCATGGTGGCCGCAGACGGTGAAATTACCATTGAATTCAAGTCAGACGGAGCTGTTTAAATGTCTGACGGTATTGATATTAAACTGGATAAAAGCTTTAAATATCACCACAATAAGGATGGGGCTAACGAGGAGGCTGAGGCGCAATTTATCCGCATAAGCGAGTTTTCAATGCGCAATATGGACAAGGTAGCACCGGTTAAAGAGATTGTCATGAAGGCTCTCGCAAGGCTTGGCGATAGCGCAACCGATGAGGCTAAAGCCGATGCCGTCGCCATTGAAGGCCAAATTGTTAATGAAGATGGTGATGTTGAAACTAAAGACGTTGCCGTAATTGAAGACGGGCGGGGCATGCTATCCACTGTTTACATGTTCTGTGATGACGGAAAGGCCAAGGTAGCCGTCGCTTACTTGATTGAGCTTTTAGTCAGTGGCGTGGCTTATGTTGATGGCTCGACGCAGCTTAACAAGGCTCATATTAACAGTATGTCACCGAAAGACTTTGAGAACTTGGCGGGTTCTTATATCGGAAATTTTATTATAGCCTAGCGCTCGATCTTGATTATGATGCGTTGCTGGTTGATTGCATCAAGATAGCGCGATTTACACACGGAGGGCTAACCGTTTCAGAGCTTGAACAAATGCCCATAAGTCATGTATTCAGGCGCATCAGAGCCTCAAATAAGGCAGCAGAAGACGAAAAACGAATAATAGAGGCTCAGCAAAAATGACGTTTAATGTAAGCTGGATCTTTACCGCTAGAAACGAATATTCCAAAGTTGCGAAAAAGATTGTTAAGTCCACTAAGGATATTAACAAGTCAGCCCTTGCAGCGGCTAAATCTCTCGTTAAACAAAAAAACGCATTCAAGAAACTCCGCCCTGAAGTCATAAAGGCCAACAAAGGTCTGCGCGTACTCGATAAAAACGTCAAAGTCATGGGTATCGATTCGGCCAAGACGGCCTTTGATATATCCGGTATCGGATTAGCTCTGCAAAGTCTAACGGCAAAAGCTGCCACGTTTAAAGCCACATCGGGTACGATATTCTCCCGCATGAATGCCGCAGGATTGAGGGCAAAAAGCAATTTGGAAGGCATCCAAAAGCGCTTCGAAGGCATTACCTTTGTTTCTGAAAAACTCCGCAACGCAGGCTTAGCCTTATCCATTGGGGTTACTTTGCCTGTTGCGCTCATGGCTAGATCGTTGAAGAATGCGGCGCGTGATGCTATAGAGACTCGTACAAAGTTTGCAACAGTATTTGCGGGAATTTCTACCGAAGCACAATCTATGGCTGACAATCTTGCTACTGGCTTTGGACTGACTGGCACGGAATCCAGAAAGTTGCTTGGCGATACAGCGGATTTATTGACGGGCTTTGGCTTTACGCAGAAAGCCGCGCTTGATATGTCGAAGCGGGTCAATGAATTATCGGTAGACTTGGCATCTTTTCAAAACCTACAAGGCGGAACGACTAGAGCGTCACTGATATTGACAAAAGCGCTACTTGGCGAGGCAGAAGGCGCTAAACTATTGGGCGTTGCTATCAATCAGACCACGCCACAATGGAAGGCTCTGTTTGAGGTTATAAGCGGCGGCGAAAAACTCGTAACAGAGCACATTGAAAAGATATTAGAAACCAAAAGGGCTCAGGATTTTGTCAAGCAAGCGACAAAAGGCGCAACACGGATGTCTGAAATACAAACAAAAGCCATCATAGCCTTGGCGCTGGCAACTGAACAATCCAAAAATGCTATTGGCGACTTTGCCAGAACGAGTCACGAGCTGGCAGGTCAAGAGCGCATTACCGCCAGCAGAATCCAGGACTTAAAGGAAGCGTTCGGGCGAATATTGTTACCCGTGGCATTAAAGCTTACGAAAGCCATTCGCTCAATGGCGGTGAGCCTAACCGAGCTATCCCCCGCTGCGAAAAAAATAATCCTTGTCGTGGCCGGTGTTGCTGCTGTGGCTGGCCCGCTGTTATTGCTGATTGGTGGCATAGGTTTAGCTTTTCCTGTGCTGGCTGCTGGCGCTGCTGCTGCTGGCGCTGCATTAGCCTTTTTATCCGGTCCTATCGGATTGATACTTGCGGCGGGCGGTGCTTTAGGTATTCTGTTAGCTAAATCCAAAGCTGTACGGGAGTTTTTCAGCGGCATAGGCCTTGGCATAAAAGAAGCTGTCGGCCCTGACGTTATAGCCATG